ACGGGCTATAAAAATAGATATCGACCGGGACCTCGAATTTCTTGTTATTGGTGGCGTTGACAAGGTTCACATCGCCGACGATCCGCATAACCGCTTTTCCCTGGGCGCGTAGCTTGTCTATGTCGATATCCGTACCGCTATCCCCCGTAACATCGTTCTTTTCAAATAACAGGACCATTTCATCCGATGTAGTCCGGTCTACCATATAATTGTTTAATTCTTCATCATCCGTAAGCGCACGATTATAAATACGGAAATTCCTGATTTCCACATCCGCCGTATCACTGAACAAACGGATGTTCACCGGCTGTGCCTGCAGCAGTCCTTCGGTAGCTCCGTACTGCACCGCCCCGCAACGGATTCCGTTCACATAAAGTTCCAGCAAACGTTTGCCGGCCTTGGCCCCGACAATAAAGGCTATTTTCAGGTTCATATCACTTGCAAACTTCGTACTTACTTCCGTACCGCCGGAAACACGCATAAGGGCCTGCTCCGTTGTCATCTGGAAACCGATATCGCCGGCCATACAGTCCAGTATCACCCCCTGCCGATCCGTTACCGACGAACAAAGAATTTCCATTTCATAGGTAGCCCCGGTAGTGGTTGCATCCGTGGAGAAAGGCTGGTACCCGATTTCAATCTTCGCGCCTCCTGTAAGTTTCAGGGCGTCGCCCGTCCAGCCGTTGCTGTTCCAGTCGAAACCTGCAAACGTTGTGTGTATGTCGCCATAATCCCAGGCTCCCGGATCGGATTCACTGTTACTCCGACCGGCTGCCGAAAGTTTCAATACAAGCCCGGCAGTAGTTTCCTGCAAATCGATGCCACTTTCTCTCACGTCGATATAAAACGGGTATTCCGTGGCTCCCGTCTTAAATTTCATACAGATTTCGCCCTGCTGCGTGAAACGGTTGGTATATGTCTGCGTAGTACGGGGCACACTGACAGATTGCGTTTGCACCCCGTCCCGGTAAACGTCCACTTTGGCCGGCGTCGCGGCGGGATCATAAGCCACAAAGTCAAATTTCACCTGTTCGTACTGCCCCGCTTCCAGACGCGGAACAAGATGATCCTCCGTAAAAATACGGCCGTCCGGAAAACTCATCATCGTGCCGATAAACGGTGCCGATCCTCCGGATTTCAGGATGTCGATATAGATACTTTCGGATTTTAACACGAGATCGGCGGAAGCCTCCATTTCGGCAACCATTTGAACGGTATTCCGGCCGGTTACAAGCGAAGAAGGGGACAAACTGAAACTGCCGTTTGTCGTTCCCGATCTTGTAATGGTGTGCGCGTTCTGTTGCTGGCCGTTCAGATACAGCGTGACGACCTTTGTTCCGGAACCGCTCACGGCATAAGGAATATTAATCGTATCGGCCAGCGTATAACCGCCGGCGGCTATAGCCCCGGCCAGATTGTAAGAGCTGGTAAGGGAAAGGCTGACAACCTTCACGGATGTAAACGCCTGCCGGGTTTGTTTCTTGCCGGTAGTCGGATCAGTAGTGGTTGCCACTACGTAAATATCCGTGTTTCCCACAAGCAAGTAATTTGAAAGGTCCAGTTCGTAACTACCTTTAGAAACATCGCTGACTGTTTGGGAATACATGGTAGTCGTTCCGCGCCTGATCGTAACGGTTATATCTGCCTTTTGCCCGGTGGATTCCCCTTTTTCGTCCCCCGTGGTGTACTGGTGATCGTAAGTATAAGTAAGACGGGCGTTTCCGCCTTCCTTGATGATCGCATTATCTACAGCCGCATTTAATACAATTTTAGTAGCCACCGTTTCGCCGGAACCTCCACCAGAACCGGCCGGGATATCCACAGCGGTAATTTCCGCGCCGCTTTTGTTCTGGAAAGACAGACGGACGGATGTTTCATCCTCGCTTACCTCCGCATTTACATTAAACAGTGTGGAAGCGTCCACCTCGTTAAAACGAGCGGTTACTACCTTGTTTTCTACCGGATTGGTGGAATCCGCGGACAACGTTTCGTCCACTTCCAGGATATCCACGTTTACATTCACATTACCGGCCGCGTCCGGCGTCTGCTTCTCGCCGTTTACCGTTACACTCTTTACCGTTCCTTTGCCGCCGAACTCTTCCCAGCTCGCCTCCTGATCCCAGACAGCCGGGTCGGTTCCGGTAAATTGCCACGTCTCCCATTTGCCGAGTGATGTTTCAAAGGTGATAACACGCCCCCGGCCGCGTTGTTTCTCCGGTACCGCGGCAATGGCGGAAGCAAGAGTATAGAAACCTTCTGTAAGTGGTATGTTACCGGTTACGTTATAAGTATTCCCGCCGGCCGAACCGCCGCTGCCGAAATCCTCCCACTTTTCGACATTCTCAAAATCCGTGTCCGGATTACCTCTAAATTGTTTCGTCACCCAGCCGTCGGCAGTAAGGAAAGAAAGGATTACACCGTTTTTCCGGACATTGTTAATCTTTCCCGCCGTTTTCAATGCTGCAAATACCCCCGACAGATCACTATAAACGGTACCAGCGTTCAAAAGGTTGTTCACGTTGGTAAAAGTTGAAACCTGGAGTCCGGCCGTCTGCTGCAACTCCTGTTTTATTTTGTCACGGTCTACCTGCAATGTGCTTATGTCATCGGAACAACTGGTTATATCCTGGGACAAACTTTTCAGTTTTCCCCAAAGGGAACCGTCTTCACTCTCCGAACTGTCTTCGCTGCCGATACGGGCGTTGATATCGGCCAGCAATGCGGCAAGTGAATCACTGTCTTTAAGCCCGTTTAAGAAATTAAGAATCTCGTTAAAGTTGTCGATTTCCTGCGAAGCGTTGTTACCGACAAGTCGGTCGATACGTAAAGAAACGGCGTCTATAGCCTTCTGTAATGCTGCATCGGCGGCAATGCGGGCGGCTTCCTCCGCCTCGACTTCCTTACCCTGGGAAACCAGTTTCAGGTGTTCGTTCAAGAAGTCAAGAACCGCCGCCACCATTTGGTTAGTAACGCTTTCTGCGTCCTCTGCGGTTTCAATGACTATAATAAGATCATCGATATACTCCTGTGTTGCCATATAGATACATTAATTAAATTGTTTACTAAATTCTTTGGAATGAACCTTCGGTTTCCGGTAGCCGCTTTCCGTAATTTCTCCCGTCCAGTTGGACTCTTTGTCGGCAAACGTGAGTTTTAACGTCACGTTCTGCGGTGCGTCCGGACGGACACGGTAAGAAAACTCTTCCGCCGAAGGAATTACTTTTATCTCTTCTCGACCGTAACCGGACAGGTAGACATCATCAGAGGAAAGCAGATCAAGAAGAAAACGTATTTCCTGCGGGCGTTTGAATCCCGTCTTAATCGTTACGGCTTCCTGTATCTCCGTCCGTATGCGATCCGAATAATAATCATCGGTAATTTCATCGTAACGCCGGAAAACAGCGTCTTCGTCTTCATCCATGCCGGGAGTTACGCTTGCCTCGCCTTCCAGGGAAAACACTTCGTAAGTCCCGTAACTGTTCAGGAACCGGAGCCGGTAATGCTCGCGAACCGTCGGGCTTTGCTCGATCCCGATCCGCAGAGCGAACGTATCACCGCTATACACGTCAAAAAGGTTGGCCAGTACCCCGTAATCGGTAAAGAATTTAAGTCTTACGGCCTCCAGGTTCAAGGCGTAGAAATTCCCTGCCGTACCTGGCACTGCAAGGCTTTGTCCGGTAAGAAGTTCCGTTATTTTCAGCTCATGCTCCGGATAGATGAAACAGAGCGGGTAAAGCTCCGTTTCGCGCATCGTTATACGCCAGTCATCACTCCGGGTGGTAAAGAAGAAATTACAGGATTCATTCAAGAACTTCAAATCAAAAATGTTACTTCCCTTTTCATGCAGTTTCTTGAAAGAACGTTTGGATATACCACCGCGCCAGGCGGTAACAACCAGATAGGTCGATTCCTCCTCCTCGTTTTGAATGGCGACCGTGACGACCGCCTTGTTATACCGTTTGTCGGAAAGGCTTATCAACATCTCGGAACTGTCCGTTAACGGGGGAATATCGACAAAAAGCGTTTCCAAGACCTCCGCAATGTTTACCTTGAAACTTCCGTTACCGTTGCCGGTAAATATGGAACGCATGGCTTCAAAGTTCACGAAATACATTATATTGTAAGTCGCCATAGAAGTAGTTTCTACCGAAAGATAGACAGGGTTTCCGGTAAAGGCGTTTTTCGTCGGATCGATGCTTGCTGTCAAACTCATAATTCAAACGTGTTAACGATGAATATTCCGTTAAACTCACTCTTATTTTCAAGCCCGGAAAGGAAATGGTCACGCTGATCCGTGGGAGACGTCAGGAACTTGTAAAAGTCCGAGAGCTTCCCCGAATGATTTTCCCTCCAAAGCTTGTAAAGCTCTGCTACCTGTGTGGTACACGGAGCAAGTACGATATTATTCTGCTTTTCCATGCTGCAAAAGTTGGGTTTATCAAAGGAAGAATAAAGGACGGGATTAACCGGAATATACAACGGAGATGAACTCCCCTATATACGAAAGGGTAAATGTTTCATTATAAGTTCCGGTAGTTGCTTCCGGATCATTCTGTATATAATTTATATTCACTCTTAACTGGAACTGGTAATCCCGCGTCAGCGTATCATTTTCAGAGGTGGGCGGATTTTCTATTATATAATCATCCGTACCGGGATTTATAAAACCGTCCGTTATGGTCCAATAGCGTTCATTCTCAATAGTAAAGCCTAAACCTTTCAAGTAGTTCAATACCTCCTGCTTTTTATTTTCCTGCACTTCCGCCTGAGTATTACGAACCAGTTTCCAGACATATAAAGTACTACCGAAATCTTTAATAAAATGTTCCTCGTCAAGATTATAGGGAGCTATTAACCGGAGTGTTCTTAATGTCAGATCGACAGGTACAATCTTATTTGCCGGAAGCGAATAAGAAAGTCCGTCAAAAAGCAGATACTGTCCCCGCAGGGCTACAGGTGTCAATATATCCATGCTCATAAGCTGGTGGACCGGTAACAGGGTATTTGCTTCTACCTGGTTGAAAGAGTGTCTTATTATGGCATCGTATTTTTTCCAGAAGTTTATAAACAGGCCGTTCTTATATTGAAATAAAAGCGATATCGTATGTTTACTTCCGTCTTTGAGGATGACCTCCTCACCCTCGGAAGTATAAGGCAACACAGAACCGAAAGGATATTTACTATTCTGTGAGGATGTAAACGCAAACACGAAAGATAACGGTGTTTCCACTTTCTCCGAATCTTCATCATCATTATTGGAGGATGTTTTAAGATATGTGTAACGGTGTACGTAATCGGCCAGATATTGAGGGGAAAGAATATCATTCGGGGCAAAATCCATTGGAACGCATTCATCATCGCTGGTTAATTCGTTATCTTCAATACTGTCGCTTTTCCGGTCCCAGGAAAAGAAACTCGATGAAGAATAAGTAAGACGCTTGTTGTCTTCATCCCATTTGAACCAGCGTCCCGTCGTTTCCTCATAATTAAGGTGTATCACCCTTTGGGAAACGTCAACTCTCGCCAGGCGGGCCACTTCCTGATCCTTTAAGTAGTCTTCAAACCGTTCAACAGAGGGGGCCGCACCGGTAAAGGAAGTTTTGGCCGACAACTTCATTTGCCGGGCCGTTTCATAAGTTATTAAAGGTTCGTCTGTCAGGCTGCGGGATAAATCAATGTCCGGAACATCATCCACAATATCACGGATCAGTCTTAAAGTGGCCGTTTTCGTATCGGAAGAAACATTATAAACCAGTCCGAAACGCACATAAAGGGCGTTTAAAAAGTCCTCTACCGTACAATCCGGCATTAAATCGGCGTAAGAAAGCTTTCCTTTAACACAACAGTCGGCCGCATTATTCAGGATTACCAGGTTATAAAGTTGTTTATCCGTCTTAAAAGGATTTTCGGTTATGGTATATCCAAATTCCGAAAAAACAAGTTCCAGTACACGCCATACATATAAAAAGGCCGTTACGCCGTAGCCTTCCGGAAGTGTTACTGCAGTCGGAGTTCCATTTACTAAGAAAGTTTCCGTTCTTGCCTGATAACGCAACTTATAGACTTTACTTCCCTCTGATATAGGCGTGATATAATTCAGGTATTTGGGGTAAGACTGGTTATCTTTTGAATCGTTACCGGTCATAATCTGGAAGACGGCATAATCAGTCTGATAACCTCTTAATACTTGTTGCAAATGCGCACAAAGGTAATTTACGCTGCTATATTCCTTCACCGGTAATGTAATGGCATTTAATTTCTTTGCTTTCCAGGCGCTGTAGGCCTCCGAATTGTCAAAGCCGATGTTAAGGGTAATACCTTCTTTTTTACCGGCGGAAACGATATTTATCTTTCCGGTACGTTTATATACTCCGTCCAGTACCGTACATGCCTGATCTTCATTCATCGGCTTTACGCCCATGTCGAGACGGTGGGCAAAACCGGTTATTTTAGCATTGTTACCGGTACATGGAACCGTGACCGGTACGGTCTGCGATCCCCGGTCGTTCATGACGGGGGATTTCTCGTCGATCTGTACGGTAAAGTCACCCCCTAAATCCAGATAACCTTTGTTCGTCTTAATCTTTAGCATAATGATTACTTATTTTCCGCGTGTAAAGGTGTCGCGGGCGTTATCTATGGTTTCTTTGGCCTTCTCCAAATCCTGGTAAACGATATAGGCCTTTATCAATTTGATAGCCTCACAGGAGGCGCGAAGCTCCTTTGCTGCTTCCAGGAACTCCCGGTAGGAAGAATCACCTGCAGGGGAAGTGACGTAACCGCCTTCATAATATTCACCCGGATTCTGTGGTAACGGGTTGGCATTGGTACGCTGCCGCCTGATCGCTTCGATAGTACTAACGGCGTCGATCACTTTAGGATTATTCATTTCCGGTTGTGGTACCACATATTCCCCCTTATGAACTACGCCGGCCACTTCATAACGGCCACCGGGACCGGTGTAACCGCCTTCATAATACCCGCTTCCGGAAGAACCGGAAACAACACGTTCAGCCGTGGCGGTCTTGCTGCCGGTGGTATTACTTACAGACATGTTTTTAATCTTGTCCCGTTCAGCTTTGGCCGCTGCAAGCTGGGCGGCACCGGTAGCCGCAAGCATTGCCGCAGCAATGGCTCCGGCAATCGGTCCGAGATCGGCGGTCGCCTTCATAATCGAAACGGCTGTATCGGCTATGATCTGGGAACACTTGATAGCAAAGTTTACATCCGCATACTTCTTTTGAATTTCCAGTTTCTTATTTTCCTTCTCTTCTTCCAGGGCGGCGGTATCTTCCCCGTTGTTTTCGGCTTCCTGTATGAGAACATCGTATTTTGCTTCCACCTGGTCGATTTCGGCCTGCTGCATGGCTTCCACCACGGAAGAAGCAAGACCGGAATAAAAGTCAAAGTATTTTTTAGCATGTTGTATTCCCAGTTCCAGCCTTTTTTTCTGATATGTCTTTTCGTCAATCAGCCCCTGGTCGTGCATATTTTCCAACATTGCCAGTTCGTGGTCGTACTCCTGGCTCCAGGATGTCCCGATTTCCGCCTGTATCTGGTAAAGATCATTCTGGTACTGGAAATCCAGCTGTTTTATCGCCTGTTGTTTCGCCTTCTCCAGCTCCACAGTAGAAAGGCCGGCGGCCTTTGCTATGGCAATGGCGGCGTCGTATTTGGCTTTTACTGCCTTTACCTCCTTATCGTACCGTTCTTTCATCCCTTCGGTCCCGGATTTGTCGGATGTCAGCAACTCCACCATTTGCGCGATAGCCATCCGGTCACGCAATAACTTCATTTCAGACTCACGCACGGCGTCGGCCGCTTCCGTCGCTGTTTCTATACGTTTCTGTTTGCCAGTAATTTCCAAAGTGGCAATATCATTCTGGTAAGTACGGTTTATCTCCAGAAGTTCTGCGGCGTGCTCCGCTTCAACTTCCAGCATATAGGCGTCGGCGGCTTCCTGCGTGATACTCCGGTTTAATACCGCTTTTTCCATGGTGTCCTTCTGGACGTTGTAATAGGCGGTTTCGATCTTTAACCGTTCGCCCCGTTTCTCCTGTACCAGTTTTATACGGGCGTCCTCCTGCTTGCCGGTTTCCGTAAAAATGGCCGTCTGTGCTTCCGTTTCGATCCTGTGGATTTCATCGAGTAATTTCTTTTTATTAGCCGGTGTTTTTGCCTCCAGCTTTTGGAGGGCATCGAGACGTTCCCGGTAATAGCGAAGGTTTTCCGCCGTCCCTTCGAGAATATACTGGGCTTCCGTCTTATTTTCCTTCTCCCGGTTCTCTTTGATTAGAAGCATACGTTTTTCGTGCTCGATCTCCAGAGGTTTTAATGTGGCGGCCGTTTCCGTATTTTTATACTCCCCGGCTTCCACTTTCTTTTTGACTTTCCCCAGCTCGTTTAAATGTTTTATCTGCTCATCAATACGTTCTATCTCCCTGTTTTTCTTGGCAAGATTTTCTTTAGTATCCTCCTTCCATGTTTCCTGAACCTCTTTCCTTTTTTTCTCCAGCTTCTTTATAAGGGAGGTTTCTTCCTCTACTGCATTACCGGTCGCCTTAGTGCCTTCCGTCGTGATCTTAACTGATTCCCGCTGCCATTCCTCCAGTTTCTTAATATATGGTTCCAGTCTTTTATTTACCTTTGCCAAATCTTCCTCAACTTCCGCTTTGTCAATGGTAAGCCGTGAAACCTTCGTTATTTTTGCCGTACTCAACCGGGGATTTTTATTTATTCTTTTATTCAGATCGGCGATTTCTTCCTCCAGCTCGTCCCTTTCGAACTCCAGCTTAGCTTTTTCATCATACAAAGGCTGCATAAGAGATTTTAGCGAGTTCATCTTCATTTCGTTTTCTCTCGCCTTTAAATATCGCTTAATGGCCTCCGTGTTTTCATCATATAACCCGCCTTCGTCCTTGATTGAAGCGTGGTACTCCGGAACGATCTCCTGCAACTTCTTTATATATTCCCGTCTCTCATCCACACTTAAATTCGTGTCATGTATCGCTTTTGTGAGACTTTTTATCTGGTCCTTTTCCTGTTGTAAGGTTGCGGAAACTTCCGATTCTATTTTATTAAAATTAGCCTGTGCGTCCCTTGCTTCTTTCAGTTTTTTAGTAAACTGGTAAATAGCCATGCCGGCAGAGAGTATCAAGGCGGTAACGGCTGCATAAGGATTCTTCAAAAGTTCGATCCTCATTAACCGGAGGGCGGCGGTACATCTGGTAGTATTCTTGTGTAATAGTGCCTGGGCTGCCGCATAAGTCAGAGTAGCCGCCCGGCTGATATAAAGCTGTACGGCGTGCGCTTTCTCTGCAACGACCGAAGCAAGGGTCGCCGTTTTAAAACGGGCGTGCCACATGGTAGTGATTTTCAGTCCTCCATAGTAAGAAACCAGATAAGCGGTAACGGTATAAGTGACAACACCCCATTTATTAAACATGTCAATCATACCCCCTACACCTTCCACCATAAGCGTAACAAGGTCTATTAAATCCCGGAGAATACCCTTTGATTCATAGAAACGTAAAACTACCCCTTCGATAGTTGAACTTAGCCGGTTTAATGCACCTTGAACGTTATCACCCATTTCTTCGGACATGGCGTTAAATCCCTCTTCGGCTCCGGTTACTGCATCACGGAGATTTAAAACGGTATCAGTACCATTTAAAAAGGTATTAAATGCGGCAACCGAACGTTTATCCGTTAAATCCAGTGCCTTATTAAGGTCTATTCCTTCACTGTTCAGCTTTTTCAGCCCCTTTACAAGGTCTTCTAAGTTATCTACAGGACCACCAAGGGCAAGTGCAAGTTTACCGCTACCGTCAGCCAAGTTAAGCAAAATATTACGTGTTGCCGTCGCTGCCGATGAAGCGTCGAAACCGCTGTTTGCCAAAGCCCCCAAAAGGGCGGTCGTTTCCTCGATCGTGAATCCGAAAGAATTAGCAACCGGCCCAACAATAGACATTGCCGTATTTAAGTACTCGAAGCTTAAAGCGGATGCGTTACATCCCATAGTCATAGTAGAAACAGCCCGTTCCGTATCTTCCGCATCAAGGTTGAAAATACGCAATGTTGCACCGGCAAGCGTAGCAGCCGAGGCAAGATCCGTGTCCACCGCCTTAGCGAATTTCAGCACGGAAGGCGTCATCGCTTTAATATCCTCTTTGAAAAATCCCAGCTTGGCAAGCTCTATCTGAAGTGCCGTTACCTGTGCGGCCGTATAAGAAGTAGTAGCACCCAGCCGGCGCGCTTCATCCGTTAAATCCTTGATACTTTTTTTCGTAGTTCCCAGGATAGCGGCCAACGTACTGTTTTTCTTCTCGAACTCTATAATAGTACTGATCGCATCCCTTAGCCCGCCGACAATCTGCCCGGTTATCATTGCGCCGATAGTGACAAACACACCGGCCAGAACCGTTTTTATCTTGTTCAAGGAAAGAAGGGAACCGCCGAAACCTTCCGCCTTCTTCGTTGCCTGTCCGTATGCTTTTTCAACTTCTTTCAGTTCCTTCTCCAGGGCGGCATATTTTTCCGGCTGCAAGGATTTCACCGTATCGCGAAGCTCTTTCCGCAAGGCGTTTGCCTTCCTTGCCAGCTGGTTGGCACTCATGGTGGTTTTATCCAGCCGTTTCTCACATTCGGCAATCTTCTTGTTATTCTCGCCGATCGTCTTATTATTTTCTTTCAGTTGATTATCAAGCCTTTTCCATTGTTTACCGCCAGCTTTCCCGGTGGCGATAAGTTCGGTCATAGATTTTTTTATCTCCTTATTGCTATCCCGGAGCTCCTTGTTCTTTTCTGAAAGATTATGTATTTCCTTTTGCGCATCGGAGGCGTTCAGGGTTAACACCCATTCGATATAGTCAGGTTTTAATTTTGCCATAAGAGTAAATTTTATAAGGCAAAATTATCCTGGTATAAAGTGGCGGAAAAGGACATAAAAAAAGCCCGTAGAACCATTCTACAGGCTTATTATACTAAGAAGAAAGTACTTTATCTCTTAAATGTAAAATCCGAAGGATCAAAATATCCTTTATCCTTAATTGTTACCCGATCGAGCATCCGGCAAACGTACCAGGTTAAAGGTACTGATATAAGAGGCGTCACGATAAAGGAAAGAAAGGCAAAAGCAAGCCACCCGAATAAAGTAGTCGGTTTATGCTTACATCCAACGAAAAAAGCTATTACCAGGAAAAAGCCGATCAGAAATAAAATATCTTCGTATGTCATACAATCATCATTAGTTCCTTACCGATATCTTTAATAGTATTTACTATTAGGGCCTCCCTTTCTTGTGAGGGCTTTTTTATTCCACTTATGTATTGAGACATAAGGCTTTGACTTATTCCCATACGTCGAGCCACCGCAGAAGCATTTAATTCCGGGTGAGAAATAAAAATCCGATATAAGAAAGTTTCTTCCTTCTTATCTTGAATAGCCAAACAATCATCCATAAGGTCCAAAATTATGCAGCTATACCAATTTCGTATAAAAACTCCGGTGCAAGGTCTGCACCGTTGGCCCATTCAATAGTGGCACGGGTTAAACCATATTGAACAAATTTTTCCTTATCCAATAATTCCCCGAAAACCTCACCTGTAAGATAAGGTTCCAAATTCACGATCTTTTTATTCCCGTCACTGAAAGTAACAAGAAGCTCGTAATTCCTAATATAATCCACATCTATAACTCGTAACATAAGCTGTTTATTTTAAAGGTTCTATTTTATCTATTTTTTCCCCTTTTTGGGCCTTCTCCCAGAGAGAAAGTATTTCTGCTTCATGCAAATTAATCCATTCATTAACCTTTGCGATAACTTTAGCTGGAGCCTGACCGTCCACAATCCGGTCCAATACGCTAATAGAACATTCATAATCAGCATAAGTAAAATGAATATGCGGCGGATTATGATCTTTCCAATAGAGGAATATAATAATACCGAAGAATCTACAAATTTCAGGCATAAACTTTGTTTTATTGGTTACTGATACAAAGATAGGTAATAAAATCATTACCTGCAAATATTTAGGTATTAATTTTATTACCTATTTTAGCGAACTGGCAAACATTTCTTTTACCCTTTCCCTTATATAATCCTGATATTCATATTTAACCTTTCCAAGTGTATCATGATACAGAATCCCGTATATCTGCCGGTTATAAATCTGGTAATTACCGTGTTCCTTCATATCCAGGAAGCGGGTATATAATGGAAGGTTAGAACGGGCGATTACCCCTTCGCCGTCCGGAATGACCGAATAATTCGGATTCTGTAGTGCGGCCATTAATGCACCGGATCGCCCTTGTATGATTTCCCCGGTTCCTTGTACTTTCTTACGTTCACGGCCTTTCTGGTAAATCCGCTTGGTAGCGATATCCAGTTGGGCCTGAAATATGTCCTGTATTCCACGCCCGATCCGATCGGTAAAGAAATCCGTTTTAAAATTCTCGGCCATTCAGTTATTCATTTTTTGAAAATCCGGAAATAATGTGCCTTTTCCCGGATTCGTTCTTAACAGTTTCATTTTTCTTGTTTGAGGTATATTTATATTTCCAATAGGTGCATAGCGCATCATTTACACCTATTGTAATAATACCTGCTATGACAGCTAACCAAAACCACGCAGAAGCATCCATTATCATCTTGTTTTAAATGAAAAAGCCAGGCTCCACCCTGCAAACGTCCGGTAAAAGCCGGATTCCGGAAGAGTGGAAAGACTGGTTAAATCCAGTTCCTTAGTAACAGGGCAACCGGTGGCAGAATCTTCTATCAGCATTTGTTTGATACGCTCCATAACCGGCTGCACCTCTTCGATAGTCTCATAAGCCCCTTTCCGTTGGGGATCGTACTTGCTCATAAGGAAAATAACGCATAAATTATTTTCCCTCACATTATCAGCCGAAAGGCTGGCGCCCGTTCCCGACGGGATCAGAATAAAGAGCACCGGACATTCTTCTTTAGATAGTCCCTGTATCGTCTTACTCATTTCCTCGTCAATGGTAACGGGCAGCACCTTCTTTATTTCAGGAATACGTTTTTGTATGCCTTCCCAGTATTCACGGTAAACCTTTATATCTATCATATCGTCAATCCCTGATAACGTTTCGCCTCCCATTCACGGCGGGTAACAAGCCCCGGAAGAATCTTACCACCCCCGTATATCCACTTTTTAAACTCTGCCGGTATGGATGAATCATACGCATCTGCTCTGATCTTCTTATAAAGCGTTGATTTCTTGAATTTTCCGATACCTACATTAAAGCAAAAGCTTACTACCGCGTCAAACTGGTACTGTCCCAAATGAAGGGGAAGCGCGTTTACCTGGTTTTCTACCGCCCTGATATCCGATTCAAAGAAAGCATCGGCCTGGGCCTCGGTGATAACATCACCCGGTTTTACGCCGATCGTGTGACCGTAACCGATCGTACATACTCCCGCGGCACATACATACGCTTTCAGGCGTAACCCCTCGAATTTCTTGATCTTGTTTTTTGTTCCTGTTGTCGTTCTCATTTTTTGTTACGTTTTTGGTGCAAATACTCAAACTTACATTTATACAGATAAAGCAATACGTCCCAGAAGGGCGTATCGTCCACCTCCTTCTTATTACCGAACACACCGGAAGCCGCCACTTCAAAGACTATTCCGGTCCAGCCGGTTTTATCGTCCGCCTTCCGGTCCTCGGATGCCAGCTTCTGAAACAATATCCGGAAGTCGATAGCTTCACCACCAATATAAACCGGTCCGGAAAGAACCATTTCCCAAACGGCGGAAAAGAGATTTACCGCATGAATGGCAAGCAAGGAAGGAACGGCCGGCGTCTTCTCCAGGTCCTTGTACCGGTAAAGCTTTAACGTGATATCCTGGAAGATTTCATTTATAGCCGGATCGTCCTTTTCCGCCACCGCCTGTTTGCTTTGCTGCAACAAATCCAGGCAATCACAAAAGTTACCGAAAGTAAGACCGTTCAACATGTCACCGACACCATGCCAGCCCCCGAAATCCTGCATCAGGTTACGCCCGGTTTTCAGAATGGGCGTAACGATCCGCTCGCCCTCCTTACCGGTCGTATAAGAGAAAAAGCCGTCCAGCTTTTCCAACTGGCCGTCCAGCTCCCGGATGATCTCACGCCGGTACATGGTGTAATCCGCTTTCATGCCCAGAAGAAAAGAAAGCCATTTTACGCGGAACTGTCCGGGGCTGATCGTACCGCGGTTCATTAGTACCGCCAATATAAGAAACTGCCGGTACTGATCACTGCTGACTTCATCCAGGCAGGAAGGAACCTCCACCGTCTTACTATTATATGTAAACTTCTCCATGTCCGGACATTAAAAAGTTATTCCCTTAGATTGTACGGTAACGCCCGGTACATAATAATCCACCGTTTCCGATTCTGCATCCAGTTCACGGATGATATCCTGCAATACATCCAGGTAAGCCGCCGCGTCCTGCTCCAGACTGTTAGCAACCGATTGCCGGGCCTCTTTTTCCGCCCGCAATTTATCCCGTACGGTTGTGCTCTGCTGTACCTGTACGATTCCACTAGGCAGAACTTCCACCGGTAAACGTTCAACGGCCTTTTTTATGGTAAGAAGTGCAAGCGGACGGCGTACATACTCCAGCAATTTCTCCGTTAAAACGGTATCGCCTTCAATCAGTTTATTATAACGGTTCCGGGTGATAACAGGTATTATCTGCCCGTCCTGGACTTCCCGGATCATAGGAATAAGCACCAGGAAAAGCCGGTGACTTCCGATATTATAATATTCATCGAACGTTTCCTTATTCTGAATAAGAAGCCGGTTTATAGCCTTTTTCTTAATGCCGTTCATCCAGAAATCAAACTTTTCGCGATCCAGCAGCTCCACCAACGCGTCTACGGCTTCATAAGCCAGGTTCCGGATATTCTCTTCATCCTTGAACTCCTGTAAGGCGGTCATGCCCGTTTCATTCTCCCCAAGATGTTTGCCACGTCCGGCCGTTCCGTGTTGTGCGTCCAAAGTGGGAATAACCTTTAACCAGGTAAACATCGCCACCGCCTGCTGCATCAGCCGCAAAGTTTCCGCCATGCCGTCCGATTCCGTGCCGTCCGCATGATCTTCACGGTAATACTTATCTACCGCGTCTATAGGTTCCGCCCCGATGATAGCCTGTAAATCCCGAATCCCCAGCGGTAAGATAGGTTCCCACTTGGTAAAATCAAGATCATTATCGATCAGGCCCAGGACACGGACTATTTCACCGGCCCCGTCACCGCTTTTATTAAATAACTTCGTCATTTGCTTGATCTCTTTTTAGAGTATATGGTTTCCAATTATCAAAATCTTTCGTGAAATTGTTTATTTCATCGTAGAACTCTTTATAAAAGCGGGCCAGCCCGGTATCTATCGTTATACAGGTCTGCTCCGTTCGCGGATTGGTGTTTATATTGGCCGAGCTTTCTATTACAAAATCAAAAGCGTTACCAAAACCGGCCATTACTTTAGAGTGATTACGGAAGATACAGACACGCGATCCGAAACGTTCCGCCACGTTCTTTAGGTATAAATAAACATCCGCGTAGGAACCTTGAAAGATTTCACCTACATAAAAATCCGCGTGCCCTATATCTTTTCTCTCCAGCCATTTCTCCACCTCCTTAACATCGGTAATTGCCATACACCAGGTAGAAATTAGAACATATTCCACCGGTTGTTGCTTCACGATCACACGAAGATAAGTAAGACTATCAACGTCCCCATGACTGATACAGTGATAAGCCGCCCCTTTCTCAAAATGCCAGGGCAAGCACTCTTCCAGGTGCAGCTCCGATTTTATCCGCCGGTCAAAATGAACGTTTTTCGTCCGGCGGGCCTTTATATGCTTGT